CAAACGAGCCCTAAAGAGCTTGGGAATACAATACTCCGTTCCGAGCTTTTCGTTCCTGGAGGTAAAGGAAACGACACAGCCCGAATCCTCAATTCCTCGGTACCAAAAGCTCGTGAACTCCAGCAAAAAGAGCGACCTTTAGAATTTAAGATTTTTGACGTCGTTAAATTTAAAGGACAGGATGTAGAAGACCTACCCTATAAGCAAAAGCTTGAAATGCTAAAAGAAGTCCGTGATAAAATTCCGGACCTTAAACTCCCCGAACTAGCATTTGATCCACATGACAAGCGACAGATGTTTAATCGTATTATGAAAGGATTTCACCCTGAGACGGAAGAAGGTCTGGTAGTGTATAAACTAGATGAACCTGTTCCAAGGAAAGTAAAACAGACAGATGATTATGATGCAGAGATTCTCGGAACCTTTGAAGCTTCTGAGGGATCTAAATATGAAGGATCTGGTGTTGGAGGCTTTATCGCCCTGCCAGAAGGAAGTTCTGTGCCTATTAGAATTGGTACTGGTTTAAGCGACGATCTTCGACAAAAAGCTTATGAATCTCCTGATAACTTTATCGGAGAATGGGCAAAAATAAAATCACAACATGTCCATAGCAGTGGGCTGCACCAAGCACCGGTTTTGGTGGATATAAGACCAGAGAAATTTATGAACAAAGCAGCAATGATTGACTATTTAATTGAGAAAAGAGCTGGATATTTTGAGGATATAGCAGGCATAAAAGATTTAGATGCTCATAAAAAGTATGTTGCCAACTATAGAAAAATAGAAGAAGGCAACCGCAAAGCAGATAAAGAACTTAATAAGCTACAGGATAAAGATCCTACCTTAAGCCCATCAGTAGTAGAGAAAACAAAAGACTATTCAAAAAGAAAAGAAAATGTAACTGTTGGTGCAGGCCTAGGTGGTGCCTTAGGAGGTGCAGCAGGATTAATCTCTGATACCAAAAGATTACCAGGGTGAGGAAAAGTTCTTGCAGGTACGGCAGCAGGAGCAACTGCTCTTGGAGGGTTAGGAATGCTTACTAAACCGAAAGTTAAAAAAGAGTATAAAGAAAATCCAGAGTTTAACAAAGAGCGCTTTAATAAAACAGTCGACAAGCTTCATAAGAAATATAATACGACAGACTATAAAAATTTCCCGGAACCTCCGAAGGAAAATTACAAGAACTTCGGAACAGCTTCTAAATATTTAGCAGTTGGAGCGTTGCCACGATCTAAACAAATGATGAGCGGAAGACCAGCTGACGTCTATGTGACAAAAAAAGAACTGAAACAACTGAAAGAGTTAGATGCTCATACAGACACATACGATAAAGCATTAAAATCAGACTTCAAATATTTCACAGGGTTGAATGCAAGATAATGAACAAAGTCACACCGGTAGATTATCTACTTGAAAAGAACGCGGCCGGACCCCTCGTACAATACCGTGCATTGCCCGGAGGACGCCGAGGTCAGTTTGTGCCGGACGCTGGTACGAAAGGAAGGGTAGATATCGACCCCGTAACTTCTAGAGGCGGAGAACGCAAAATTCTACGTCACGAGCTAACCCATTATATCAATAAAGAAAAGGGAAGGTATCCAAGGACCCAAGAGAAATCATTAAGAGGCGTTAAAGACACGTTCTTAAATGAGATGTCTGCGAGCAGGTCAGAACTTAGAAAGTCACAAAAGAATATGAATCCGTTAGTGAGAGCAGGCCGGGGAGTAGATCACATAACATCTTCGATCAGCAGTACAAAGTCTGCTTATGGAGCAAAAACACTCAAAGATATTTTAAAAGTAATTAAGTAATGAGCGACTCAACAAAAAAACTCTCAAGGCCAGTAAAACCGGAAGAGCTTCCTGAAGCAGTAGGTGCGGCCGGCTTAGGCTATATAACTGGACAGGGTACATATTTATCTGGGTTTAGTGCTTCCGATAAACAAATAGAAAAGAATATAAAACAGTACGACAAAAGAACAAAGAAAGTAACAGAGGATTTTAAAAAGGGTAAACTTACACCTGATGAACTCCTTTCAAGATCTGCCACTGCTACTGGCCCAGAAGATAATGCTTCTTTTAAAAAACTAAAAGAAGTTTCTAAAGTTAAAGATAAAGAGGTAAAGTTTTCTTCTAACCCTCTTAATTTTGGATCTTCCGCAACAAAAGGAACTGACGGTGCGTTAAAAGTCCAATTTGATCCTCGAACTAGTAAGCGTCATGTTATAGCTCATGAGTTAGGACATATAGAACAATTCTCTAATTCTGACAAGGCGTATAATAAGTCGATAAATTTTTTAGACAAGCTAAGATTTTCCCAAAGTTCTACACCCAGAACGATGATAGGTGTAATGGCGGTTAGTGGTGCCTTAAGCCCTGCAGCAGAAAAAGGAAAAGAGCTTCAAGTTGCAGGACTCTCAGCATTAGCCGGGGGCGCAGTTGGGACGTTAGGAAATGCACAAGAGCTAGATGCGGATAGACGAGCTGTTAGAATGTTGAACAAAACAGATGAACTTGGAACAAAAGGTAGTTATTTAAAAACATTAGGAAAATATACAAAGGCCAGACTCCCCTCTGCGATGACATATATGGCAACTCCATTAGGGATGGCTGCAGCAGCAGGAAGCTCTTCATATTTAATAGGAAAGACTTTAAACTCAGACAAATATAAAGATTGGAAGCAAAGTAAACTAGGACATGTCAAAACATCAGAATTTTTAGACAACCGTATAGAGGATTGGGAACAACTTAAGTATATCTTAAAGCATAAGGCAGATGTATATAAACATGGCCGGGAATTAGGTGTTCCCAGGATGCAGCTGCTATTACACGACAGGACTAAATTTAATCCAAAAGCTTGGACGCCTTACCGGGAATACTTCTTTGGAGAAGATGGCTTCTATGACCAAAAAGGAAACAAAGAGTTAATACCTGAAGATGTAGTAAAAGACTTTACCCCACATAAGATAAAGCATTATATTTCTGAGGATCACCATATGTACCGAGAGCCAAGGGATATACATATCTCAGACATTCCAAAAAATGTACAGAAAGAAATGTTGGCTGATTGGTACTCGGTCTCAAAAAGTATGAGCAAAAAACCTTTACCACCTATTAGGCAGTGAGCAGACGAGAACAACTATACTAACTTATACAAAGAGTCTCAAGTTAAACGTAAGCGCTCAAATATGCCGCAGGCGGACCTCGATAAGTTCAAGAGGGGCTACGATCCGGTAGCAGTGAGTATGGCCCTTAGAGACGTAAAGCCAAGCCAGATAGACTATCAGAAGAAGAAACTTCGTAAGCTTATAGACAAGCTTAAGAAGAAACAGTCTATGAAGCCATTGATAATAAGTAAGGATAAATATATTCTGGATGGGCACCACCACCATAAAGCAGCTAAGAAAGTATGAGGTCCACAAAAGAAGGTTAAGATGCTTAAGATGCGGGAAGAGCGCAAGAAAGCACTTGACAAACTAGAAGACTATAAATAGATTTAAGGTATGAAAAAGACAGCCAAGATTGTAGAAGAAGACGGAAAGTATAAACTGTATAATTCCAAGAAGACAAAAGTTCTTGGGACACATGACAGCTATGAGGACGCGTTAAAACAAGAACGGGCCATTTGGGCGAGTAAAAGAGCGAGCCTAGAGAAGAAAGCCTTACTAGATGATAGATATTTAATAGCCGAAAGAGGCTCACCCAACTTCGACATGCTTAAAGAGCACAGCGACTTTTCTGTAGCCAGTCCGGAAAATAAAGAATATATAAAAAAGAAATTTAAAGAACGACAATCCCTTAACAGAAAAGCTATAAAAGATCGCGTCAGTGATCAAGCTTGGTCAAGTGCCGGACGCTCAGCGTTTAGCTCAGGTTTGGGTACAGCACTTTTAACAGGAGCATTTGCAGGCAAGGGTAATAGAGTAGCGCAGGGCCTTGTTGCAGCACCAATAGGTGCTACAGTCGGCGGTATCTTAGGAGGAGGGTTAGCTAAACGACGAGGAAGCAAAACCCTTAAAAAATATGACGCCGCAACTTCTCAAGTATTAGACGAGATAGATACTGATCAACGAGTTGTATTTAAAAAGAATGCCGAAAGCAAACATGACCTCATCTTTTATGCAAACCGTTCAACTCCAGAGGTAGTACCGAAAGGAGCAGAAGGAAAAAAGAAAAAAGGTTACGGCAAACAAACAAAACGCCGAGCCGCTACAGCCGATGAAGAGAAAACAATATCAACCGGTAAATGACTAAGGGTTGACGAGCAAGGCAACAAGCCATCAAGTGATAGCTATAAGAAAACAAAATACCGTCCTCAACTTGTAAAGAAAAGCGAGAAAATTTTAAATACAGAACTATCCACAATGGAATTAAGTAAAACTGCAAAAAAAGCAATTCACAATTTATTTACCGAGTCACATAAGTATAACTCGGAAAAAATAGCAACAAAAGGAAGCACTCAGCTTGAACAGAATTTAACAACTCTGGACAAAGATCTTTCGAACCCTACAAATTCTCAATTGCAGGAGATGGCAAAAAAGCAGAGAAAGGAATTAGAAAAGATGAATAAGCTTCCTAAGATGAAAAACCTAAACAAAGCAGCTTTTCAACTAGCGCCAATGCTACAAAAAAGTGGCAGCGTGAGAGTCTTAAAAAACATGGATAATAAGCTTACAAAGCTTTTGGGGATGTCAAAGAATGACCCTAAACGAGCTAAGCTGTTGAAAGAAGTGGAAGATATGTCGCCAGAAATAATGGCCAACAATCCAGCAGCTGCACAAACGTTTATGAAAGTACGAGACACTATTACAAAGACAAGCGAGGCTAAGAGCAAATCTCAGCAGCGCTTAATGGGCATGGTACATGCATACCAAAACGGAGAGCTAGATAATTTTAGCGAACTGGATCCCAGCTTGCAAAAGAAAATAAAGTCTATGGCAAAGAGCATGACAAAGTCTGAAAGTAAAGATTATGCAGAAACAAAGCATAAAGGATTACCAGAAGAAAAGAATGCGCATTTTTTAGGAAAGTTTGCTAAAGCGAGGACCGCTATAAGTGGGGTTGATGACTTAGTTGACGCTGTTAGGCGCAGGAGTACACCTTGAAGAAAACCATCACCCAAAAAGAGATTAAGAGATATGGGCTCCAGAGCATCTCAAACTAAGTCTAAACCTAGGACAGGAAACGCCGCTGCAGTAGAAACAGGTAGCGTAGCACCAACGTCTACAGGAGCAAAGACAACAATTGAGAGAGCCCCGGGACGCCCCGCTAATATACAGAATGCACCAAAAATGGAAGTAACTAGAAAATCTTCCCCGATAGAAAAAGTTAAAAAACAAACTACGTCCAAGAAAACACAAACACCTAAAGCTAAATCAAGCGACAAACCAAAAGGTTCTATGGATGCTAAAACAAAAGCGTTACTAGGGGCTGCAGGTGTTACTGGAGCTGTAGGCGCAGGAGCAATAGGCTATAACATGACGGACGATGGCAGATAAAAAAGACGATAAAAAACTTTTAAAATCTTTGGGTATAGGCGCAGCTCTTGGAACAGGAGCTTATGGAGTGTCCAAAGCTCCATGGTTATTGTCTAAGATACCAGAAGTACGTAAAGCACAAAAAATGTCCAAAGGCAAAGTTACCCGAATAGTTTCAGAAACTGCTTCCGGGGACGATTATAACGTTAGAGGACTAACATCGGAAAACCCGCTGGACAAACTTAAAAACTGGTACAGCCAGGCAGGTATACGACAGGTCGAAGCCAATAAAATACCTAAGGGTACAAAGATGAGAGGGACCGTCTATGACGATGTTGCTATGAACCATCCAGACTGGTCACCAACTAAAGAAACCGGTGTAGGCACACTTACACAAAAAGCGAAACAACCAGACTATAAAGTAGAAGCGGATATTATTTATAACAAAGATAAGAGTGAATTCTTAGACAAGCTTCAAGACAAATATACTTTTTCCCAAATGAAAGAATTTGAGGGGTATACTCCAAAGTCTAGGCTGGTAGCAGATGTTTTGAAAAACAAAACAAAAAGAACAGGAAAAAATTATGCAGATATGAGCAAGGCCGAAAAGCTGGACTCTATCGCAGATGCGGTTCAGGGAGAAAAAGTATTTATTAAGATGAGAGGCGGCGAAGGGTTTGGCGCAGGCTTCCAGGGCAAACCTGACAAGCTAAAAGAGTTTGCAGATTTATATAAAAATAATCCTGGCAAATTAAAAAAACAGACTATAAAAGACTTAGAAACCTTAGCGGACAATCCGAAATCTTATATAGCACAAGACCTTATAAAAGGTGATAAAGAGTATAGAGTGCATGTTGCCCTACAAGGCGGCAAAGCTTCTACAACACAGGGCTATGTAAAACAGATAAATGGTAAAAAGACAATAGGCGAGGAGATTAATGTCAAAAAAGATAATCCTGAATTAGAAGCCTATGTACAGAAAGCTATGAAAAATTACAGCAAGTCTACCAAAGGAGACGCTAAAAATCAGATCCTGGGCCTCGATGTATTAGTGGATAGCAAAACTGGTAAAAAACATATAGTTGAAATTAATGATAACAGCGGTTCTTGGGGAGCATATGTACCTAAAGGAGGACCCGAATTTAAGCCCGGAACATTTGAGAAAAGCCCCAAGATGCAATACAGACAATTAACCGGAAGGTTAGATAGCCCCACAGCAGCTAAAATTGGCTTGGGTATAGGCGGAACAGGAACAGCAGCAGAGTTTACCAGAAGAAAAATTAATGAGCGAAAAAACAGATAAGCAGAAAAGAAAAGAGAACTTGTTGATTAGCTCCGGAGTCGGCGCAGCAATAAGTGCAGGAACTTTTTTAGCTACAAGAAAACCTAAAGCAGTACCAAAGACAGAAGCTCTTAGAAAAGCTAAAGACGTCTATAAAAGCACCGGAAAGGTGACGATTGTAGACGACTTTCCTTTTGAAGTTATGCCGAACAAACTCCGAGCGGTTTCCGATAAGTTAAAAACTACGGACGGCAAAAAGAATATTATAGATCTAGCTTGGGACAAAGGGTTAAGTGCTTACAGAAACATCCGTTATAAAGGTGTAGACGTTGTAAACCCTTCACAAATAAAAAGAAACACAAAGTTAAAAGGCGTTGTTATTGATGCGTCAGGGAAAAACATACGCGGAGACAGCACGTTTGTAAACACTTCAGCACGTCAAGGAAAAGATTACGATCAGTTTGTAAATATGGATATTAAAGCTGGTAAAGCTAAAAACCTAAACCCATATCTGCTAGAATCAAAAACATTAAAAGAGCTTGGTATATCGTCAAAAATGACAGACGAGCAAATACAAACAGCTCTAAAAAAGAAAGCACCAAACAGTTTTATTAAGCCTAAAGACGGCGAAAGAAGTGAAGGGCTTTATGCACCAATAGAAGATCTGGCCAAGTTTAAGTATAAAGGTACTCCTGGTATGAAGCTTTTAAGGGAGGGATTAGAGAAAGATGAATTTATAATTCAACCCAAACTAGACATTAAAAAAGAATATAGGATGCATGCAGTAGGGGGAGAACTTTCAAACAAGGCCACCTCTCGACACGGTGTCCCTACTACCAAAGATATAGACAAAATAAAAGGCTTCGATAGTAAAGAATTTAATAAGCTTCTACAGAAAGACTTAAAAGAAAAAGGACTCGACGACAAGAATTATATCATAGGATTTGATATCGCAAAAACAAAAGACGGTAAATTCAAAGTTATCGAAGGTAATACGAACTCCGGAAGGTCATTCAACTTTTTAAACCCCGCAGATAAAAAAGATATGTTAAATCAAATTACAGGACAAAAAACCACACTAGCCCCGGCTTTATACGGAGTAGGAGCAGCAGGAGCTTCAGCAGTAGGAACTACAAAGCTACTTGAAAAACGCTCAGCAGCAAAAAAAGAGGAACCTGTATTATCTGATAGGCAAAAGAAACTTTTAAGAAATTCCCTAATAGCCACTACGTCTGCAGGGGTTGGTTTTGGTGGTTATAAAGGATTAAAGCATTTATTAAACAATAGAGAGTTTAGAAAAAATATAGCGTATGTCGATAAAAATTATGCAGAAAAAATATACGACAATGCAGACAGATTTTTTAGAAAGTTGGGTGAGGCTAAAAAACTTACCGAAAATCAAAAAGACGCTTTAATTGCAGGAGGTTCTGCAGCAGGGGGTATAGCGACTGGAGCAGGTGTTTACCACATGCTCCCTTATACTGAAAAAGAGAAAGAAATAAATAAGCTTGTACAGAGCACAAGAAGCACAAACACAGGACGAATTCCAGTAGAACCAAAATATCTAGATAAGATTCTAGCTCAAGATCCTGACGGTGTAGAGTTTTCCAGGAAAAGTAATAAAACGTTAGGTAATTACTTAAGAGGGAAAGATAGCCGCCCTACTTTTGGCGACGATTCTGAGATTCAGGTTTTAAATCAGAATAAAAATAGAGTATATGCCCAAAATGTTTATGGAGATGAAGGAACTAAAACGGTTGCTGCAAAAGGTAAAAGATATTCTATTATTAGAGACCAAACTGCTGGCGGTATTGAAGTCCAACTTAAGCCGGGTAATGCAGATGACCTTTATAAAGGCGTAGGAGACGCTATAACTGAAGGGTATTCAAAACAGATGAAACTCCCTAAAGGCAGCAAGTTGACAAATTTAACCTATGCAGACACAACTAAAAAAGGAGTTGGCTTAGGAGCCTCATCACACTTACATTTTCAAGCACCTCCAGAAGAGATGGACAAAGTTATCAAACGTGTGGTAGGAGCTACAGCGTCACTTAACTATTTAGTACCTGGGGCTGAAGATCGAGCAAAAGGGTATAAATCACATAACGCCTCTATATCATTTGGTGGGGATGTACCTAATGCTAGAATATGGGCTAACGATGGGGAAGACGCTTTGACAGAAAAATCTAAAATAGGATTTACCAGCCATAAGAAGAAATCTTGGAAACCACAGAAAGGAAATCTTGCTACTGAAGTCAGGTTTAACCCCGCTATGCACGGTGACCCGAATTTATCCAAAAAGTTCTTTGAACTTAGTGAACTTGCAATCTCCGGAGATGAAAAGTATGCAAAAGACTTTGAAGACATTGGAGAGTTTATCATGAAGAAAACTAAAGGCAAAGCTGGAAGGCTGTATGACCCCGAAGTTAAAAAAGAGGTCACTAAACGCTTTAAGACTATAGTCGAAGGCTCCGACTTCAAAGAAGATTCTGTTCTAAAACAGATGACAGATGCTGTAACAAATAACAAACGTATCAAGCTGCAAGATGCGGCAAAAGTTTGGTCTAAGGTTAGATAAATCTTAAGCTAAAAAAAAGAGGAGATCATTTAGCTATTATGACCTCCCTCCCTTTTATCTTTTTTCTAGACTTTTAAGTTTATGTATATCCCATTCTGCGACCAGAACTTCGAATTTTACAGGCCGTGGCTCATCAGGCATCAGTGCCATAATATTATGCCTACCTCTAGAATTGTATAGCCGTTTGTACACTCGCTTTATTACCTCGTCAGCTTTTTCAGCGCTATCATAACTAGACGATATTTTAAAGTTGACTATTTTTCCATAGATGTTCATAAACCCTACTCTGTCGAAAGTCATTTCGATCTCTAAAGGGCTGACCTTCTTTTGCGTACATGCGTTCTCGAAAACCATCTTAAGAAACTCTTCATCTTCACTGGAGCCTAAAAAATGTAGGCGTTCCAGCTCAATAAATATTTTCTCTACGTCTTCAAGTCGAAGCATTAAAAACCCGTTTGTTGGATGGATCGGTTAGTCATGTTTACACAGTCTACCTCCTATCGGTGATTTTAGTTGTTTTTTAAAGCTGATCAGTATTCTTATACCAAAAAAGTTGACAATTTAATCTATAGTAAGTATGTTTAAGCATGCAGTATTCACAACGACGCCAATTGGATGCGATGGACAGAGCGCTGTTCAAGCATTACAAAGAGAATCCACATTTACTAGAAGAGCATAGGAAGAGGTCTATCATAGAATCACTAGCGGCTTCTGGAGTAGCAGCAGGTTTATCTAACCCTGTCAAGCCTTGAGGGTTTCTCCCTCTTATAGCAGGAGGAGCAGCTGCAACAAGTTCTTACTATGTAGGAAGAGCGGCTAGACGACGACGAGCGCTACAAGAACAAGGCATAGATACAAATCTAATTGGAAGCTATGCAAAACCAATAAACGATAAAGGCCAGAGGTATTTTAAATAATGGGATTAAAAGTAAAAGCTAAAGGAGCCTACGATTTAATTCGTGGGGAGACTTTACGAAATGCAAGAGTAAGGGGCCAAGCTTTACAGCGAAAAGTAGATAACCCGTGGTTTATAGGCCAAAAGACGGTTAGAAAAATGGACGATGTCCCTAAAGGGGCAAAAGCCAAAGAGCTAGGTAAAAATCAAATAGCTGTTGATGACCGTAGCACCTTTCAAAAATTAAAAGATCTTAGAAAAAACAAAAAAGATCTTGCTGAAATGGAAGGCACTGCTAAGAATATTGAGAAGAGTACACGAATGGCACAAGCCGCCGTGGCAACACCGGTAGCCGTTGGAGCAGGTGTTGGAGCTAAAGAGATTTATGACTCAAAAAAGAAAGACCAAAAGATTGTTAAACAAAAAGCAAAACAAATTTATCGAGCCGGTGAGTCTAATGTGGTCAGAGGAATGTTACAAGATCCGCGATTTCCATTAGGAGCAAAGCTTAGAATATTAGAGGGCGAAGGAGTTATTAAAACATCAAGCCTATGGTCTGCTATAAAGGGAACAAACTATAAAGCAGCAAAAGGTCAGATGGATTCGCTGGGAAAGCGTTTAACGGAAACCTCTAAAAAACTAGAAGAGGCTTCCGGCGGAGCTAAGCAAAAAGCCAGAAAGACAAATAAAGATGCCGAAAAAGCTTGGGAAGAGGCCAGAGGAAAGGTTTGGAAAGAAGGCTTTAAAACATGGTCAGCTAGAATAGGCCTAGGCGGAGCAGCAGCTACCCCATTTGCAGCAAAGAAAATTAAAGAAGCCAGCTTTAGCCCAGCAAAAATAATTGCTACAACTACCCTAAGCGGTACCGCAGCAGGAGGAATTGCTACAGCCTTAAACCCAAAGCTACCCGATAACGGCCCCACAGCAAAAGAAATTGCAGAGGGAGCTGCTTTTGGAGGTACAGTAGGCTTAGGTGCAGGACTAACTGCTGTAGGAGGTCAATATCTAAAGGATTCCGGAAAGGTAAAAAATCTTGTTAAGAAAGGAGCCTTAGACGTATCAGACATAGAGAAACGACTGGGTGGCAACTATAACCTCGGCGAAGATAAAGAGAAGTTTGTAAGACGTAGTATCGGACAGCATCAGTCTGATTCTTTTATTTTAAAACATCCGTATTTAACTGGAATTCCAACACTAGGACTTGCACCGGCTTTAAAAGAGCATGCAATTAAAGACAAAATTATTTCACAGCTAGCTAAAGACTCCATGAAAAACGAAGGCGATGTTTATAGACTTTATATCAATTAGTGCAGACCCGGACGAGTACGAAGATTTAGAAGACTTCTTAATGAACTTAAGTGATATTAACCCTTCAGTGCGAAGACCTATATCATTAAGTACGCAGGAGATCATACGATTTGAACCTTCGGAATTTGGAGATAAGTGGACAGATGTATTCACACTAGACGGAGATATTTTAACAGCCGATATGGAGTATATTGAGTTTAAGACATTGTTCTATACCGCACTGGACTATAGCACAAAGCAGACTTGGGAAATGCTTAAGTCAGACGACGAAGAGATAAATATAAGATTTTTTAAGAACTAATGGAAAAAGACAAACAAAAACCAATACCGGTAGTAATTACCAAGCCTGAGCTCACACCAGAAGAGAAGGCTAAACAAAAGTTTTGGAAAGATTTTAAGAAAGACTTCATGGCAGGGAGTCTATCAGGCGCAGCAGTTACACTAACAACTCAACCCCTTGATACCATTGCTGTAGACGCCCAGGCTAATACAGACTTTGGAAAGAAAATAAAATTAAGAGACCTGCGCCCAGATGCTAAAACAATGAAAACATTATACAGAGGAACAGGCCCTCGGCTTATAAAAAGTACAGCTGCAGGAGCCATCGGTTATCCTGTTTTTATGGCAGCAGCCAATAAAATAGAAAAAGAGCAAAAGAAAACAGCAGCTCTCATTCCTATTAAAACAGACCCAAATGCTTCTAAAATTTTGCCAAAGTTATACCACTCTGCGGATCCCGCAGAGTTTGGTAGAAGTAGGCGGATGCCTACTTCCGATGCGATCGAGTATCTAACTAAAAGCTGAACTCACCGCCCAATTAATATTGGCCGGGGAAAAGAATACTATGGCCCGACTCAGATTAAAAAGACAGCAGCTATAGGGGGCATTTTGAATTTAGGTATAAAGGCATTCAAGTCTTTAAAAAATATAAATTTAGGTAACTTTGCTAGAGGAGCCACTTTTACAGGGACTAAAAGCCTGGGAGGCTTTAAAGGTGCTATAAAAAACAAAAGTTTTATGGGTGGAGCAACAACCTCTATAGGCGCAACTATGGCAGCACCTAAGATTACAAAAACGACTTTAGAAAAAGGAACACGAAACAGTACACGGCGACTAAGCAATTCTATGATTAGTCCCTCAAACGTTTAACTACTAAAATATAAAAGATAGAAAAATGGATTTATCACACGAAGAAAAAATTATTGCAATGAAAGGGTTCTCAGATAGTATTGAAAAGAAAGCTCTTTGGAGTGGAGGCCTAAAAACTCTGTCAAGGCTTGTAACCAAGACTAAAGGCTTGAGCGACGAATTAGGCTCTAAAGGCAAAGCGCTTTATGCAGGAGCTACCGGTAAAGGCGTTTCATCTGCTAGAAGAACACCTGCCGGAGTCACAGCTGGGCATACGTCACAACAGCAAAAAGCTTTATATAACAAAGGTAAAAAAGTATACGAGAACCGAGGCAAAATTCTTGCCGGTACGGGCGTTGGCGGAACTGCATTAGTAATGAAGGACTAATAAATTGAGAACGATAGTTATCGAACATCCCGGAACAGAGCGCTATAACGACTTAGCTCAAAAACTACAGACTATCCTCGGATTCGAGTATGAATGTGAGACAGAGCAGATGATCGGTGACTCAGGAGAAGATCTCCAGCTTCATTGGCAACAGCCAGTAACCAATGATTTAATTTATATCGCTTCTATGAAAGCGATGCCATCAAAGAAAGCGCTAGAATACTATATTAAATTCGGCACAGAAGACGAAGAATAATGGAAATACCACATTTAAAGTTTATTGAAACCTTAGTAATATCTAAGTTTTCAGTTGATGGATTGATAGAAAAACTAGAAGACTACGATCAGCCTATTCCACAAAAGGCTATAACAATTGTATATGATACATTACGTAGCCAGGCTCCAGAGTATTTTGACAGGAAGAACCCAGAACCCGCGGACCCAGATTGAATAAGAGATCACGACGTTGTAGAAGGTTTCGTCCATTTTACTAACTTCGATTTCCCGGAAGACACCCCGAGCCTTGACGGTGCCATCAAGATTTTAAATGACCCGCTGATGTACCGTCTTATCACATCTATGGCCCTGGCCCTTATTACAGACGAAGATATAGAACTTATCGTCAACGGTAAGTATAATATGGAGTATTCCTCTGATGACGTTAAGATGTTTCTTAAATATTTCTTTAACGTTTCTGAGTGGACCTTAAAAGATCGTCAAAACTATGTAAAGGGTATTAACGAGCCACAGCTTCGCAAATATTATAAGATTGCATTAAAAGGAGATAAGCAGCATCTATTATGGAAATTAGGAGTAACTCCTGAAAAAGATTTTGCAGACATGCTACGGGATATTGCTCAAGACTCTTACTATAACTTTAAAGAGCAAAGTAAGATACGTCCAGATGTTGCACAACGCTGGGCTAACTTAACCATTAAGGTTACCGACCGTATCGATACTATAGAGAAGGACAAAAGAGCAAACGCCGACAACATTCTTGAAGACTTTGAATTTAAAATTAAGACTTTCTCTACAGACGAGAAACCTATTGAACATATTAAAGAGGTAGAAAACGAAGACGATGTATAAACCAGCTAGTGTAATAGAAAGACTCAGGGATTCATTATCTCCAGACATTTGGAATCAAGACAAGAAGATGTATCCGGAGATCCGTAGACAAGCTTTAACTACCGCAAAAGAAATTGCTGAAGATGCTGGAGACGGGCCTTTAAGGGGAGTTTATATGTTGGGCTCATTAACGGGCTATAAATACAGTGATACAAGTGATATTGATATCATGGTTGCCATCGAAGGCCTTAAGCCCGGGAAATCAAAGACTCACGGAGCTAAAAAATATAACGGACGAATAGCAAAAGGCACTAATCGTGTGATAAGTTATTTCTTAGCTGAGTGGAGAAAAGACACAGCAGAAAATTTAGCTTCTATTGACTTCGGCGTTTATGATGTCATGGAAGATGAATGGCTAAACGAACCACCAGAGAGAAAAGACATGGCACCAACATACGCCAAGTTCTGGTCAGAGTTCTTAGTGGCTGACGCTAAAGTAAGACATTTCAATAAACTTGTAAAAGATTATTTAACAGAGAAGCGTAAGCTTTCTAGTATGGTTAAAAACAATCCTAGAGAATCTTTATTTGAATATTATAAAGTAGAAAGACAAAAAGAAAAAGTTAGGACACTTTTCCAAGATGCTTTAGATTTTGTAGAATCAGTTGATAAAGACAGAAAAATTGCGTATTCTTCTGACTGGGGTCCGGGCAGGAACAGTAAACAAAATATTATTTATAAAGTTCTGCAATATGACGAGAACGGAGAGTTCTTTAAGGACCTTTTAGAGTATAAATCAAAACGAAATTTAGAAGAAGATGCCAGTAAAAGTAAACGTCAGGGACGGGAACCTAGAGAAAGCCCTACAGATATTCAAGAGTAAGGTACAACGATCAGGGGTCCTGGAGCAATATAAATCAAATCAGTTTTATACCAAACCCTCAGACAAGAAACGAGAAGCACATAAACAGGCAAAAAGGAGATGGGCAAAGATAAGGAACAAATTGAGCTAGCGCTCAGTGACTTTGCGGAGAATTTTTTCTATTTAGGAGGTCAGCCATTTTCATTGGACGACTATCCTCATATGAGACGTATATATAATACGGAAGCCAAGAAGGTTGTAATGAAATTTTCTAGACAGACCGCTAAAAGTACGTCTTTAGCTAATATTCTCCTAGCCCGGGCTTTAATGAAGCCTAACTTTAAACAGCTTTACGTATCCCCTGCAGTAGCTCAAACTCAGGAGTTTGTTCGTGACAAACTGGAACCGGTTATTAAAAACTCACCTCTTATAAGAGACTACTTCGTTGATGCACATATGGTGCAGAACGTATTTAAAAAAGAATTCAAGAACGGTAGCGTTATTAACATGCGTTATGCACTTCTTAACGCTGACCGTATTCGAGGTATTTCTTCAGACGTCTGTTTATTTGACGAAACTCAGGATTTAAGAAAAGACGTTATAGGAGTTATTGAGGAAACAATGTCACGCTCAGTAACAAAGCGCAGTATATATGCAGGCACACCTAAAAGAACAAAGGGCACATTAGCAGATCTTTGGTTTAAGTCTTCACAAAATGAGTATGCGATAAAGTGTGAAGCCTGTAACCACTGGAATATACTAGGCCCGGATAATATAGGGGCTAATCATTTAATCTGCTCTAAGTGCGGAAACAAACTAGACCTTAGAAAGGCCAAAGGCCAGTGGGTGTCTACTTATGAGCATATGAAAGACAGGCCTAAAATGGAAGGCTACCGAGTTTGTCTTTTACACTTTGCGCACTCACCATGGGTTAATTGGCAAGACGACGTCATTTACAAGATGGAAAACCAGAGCACCGCTCTGTTTAACAATGAGACTCTAGGGCTAGAGTATGATTCAGGAGCTATCCCAATTACAAAAGAAGAAGTGATAGCGGCTTGTAATCCAGACTTTAGAATGAGCCCCAACCCTGATAAACATTCTGTTGGCAGGCCTACTATTATGGGTATTGACTATGGCCCGGTAAATTCGGAAAAATCTCATACTTGTATATCTATTGTTCAAGAAAGGGAAGGTAAATTACAGGTTGTATACGCTAAGAAATTTTTAGGTAAAGAAGCAGACTATTCGTATATACATGAAGAAATCCCAAAGATATTTAAAAAGTGGAACTGCTCACTACTAGCTAGTGACTACGGTATGGGAGAAGCGCCTAACAGTGAATTTAGAAACAGGTTAGGCTTAGAAAAGGTATGGCCTTATCAACATCTTCCTACCCAAAAAGAGCCTGTAAGGTATAATCCTAAAATGCGAGCATATACAATGAATAAGAACTGGGTGATGAATAAATTCTTCACAATGCTCAAAAAGGGGAAGTTACGCCTACCTAATTACCAGGACATAGAGCCTATGACTACGGACATTAGGAACGTAATTATAGAATACGACGAAGATAAGAATAAAGAAAAGTACACTAACGTAGGCCCAGACGACTTTGTGCATGCAACCTTGTTTGGTTCCATGGCACTAATGATGTTGACAGACAGCCTGAGAGAAAATTTACAATAAAATTTGACTGTTACAGCCAATAAAAATATATTAAAGCATGGTTAAGCCGGAACAATTAGAAAAATTAGGAACCCAAATATCTAAGGAATACTTAGACCGACAGATCCCTCTTACAGATGGACTGGAAAAAGTGTCTACACTCCATGGGTTAAATCAAAATCAAGTACACAGGGTAGCGGAAGCTGCTAATGTGAAAACATACCTAGAACTTATGAAGACAGCAGACCAAGACTCTTATATAGAGTTTGACGTTGCCGACCCTAATGAAGTAATTGATGAAGAGCCCTCCAGCTCTAAAACAGCTTCTAAAGGAAAAGACTATTTAGAGGCTCCTAAAAAAGACTGAGCTCACCAACTTCTGCAGGAGAAGAGAGCTTCCAAAAAACATGAAGAAGCCAAGCAAGAGAAAACTGCAGAAAAGGAAGAAGATATTCCAGCCTGGAAAAATTATAACAAAACAGCTGACCTGTTATCCCATCTAAAAATAGCACAATCTAATGTACTAGAGAATGGCATTAGGATTGAAAGCAGGCTTCAGCCGATCTACTCTACAGTAAAACAAGCTTACCTATCCGGCACCGACGCCGCAGCACTAGAATATACAATCAAAGAAGCGTCTGAGTTCGGAGATTATATAGTAGAAGAAATCTCACACGATTTAGACAAAGATGGCATTAAGATAAAAGGAAATGACCTTGAGAAGTATGCCGGCCAAAAAATTAACAACGAAAATAAATTGGTCCAAAGAGTCCACGACTTACACAATGAGTGCGTAACAGCCTTATTCTATAAAGACCATTATGAAAAAATTGCTGAACTTATTCCAGAAGATGGAACCTTGGAAAAACTAGGTAGAGCGAGAACCTCTTTAGGTTATGCAGCAGGTGCGCTGGCAAATCTTCTTAGATTTGGTAAAAAACATCCTGTTATTACCGCAGGTGGTGGAATGTATGGAATTGGCCTTTATAAAGGTAAGAACCCTAAACAATTTGCAGCGGCAGCACAATTCAAAAATAAGATTGATCTACAAAACAAATTAAAAAGAACTTATGGATATCAATAAGAAAAAAGAACTTATCAAAATAGCTGCCGAAAAAGCAGCAGCGCATCAAATGCGTGTAGACACCATCGAGAAGGTGGCAGCGGTCGGAAAATCTCCGATGGACGCTTTAAAAATAGTGGGAATTATTGGTGGTGCTGTTATAGTAGCACGTTTTGCCAATAAGCTATCAGAGCTCGTAGAAAGAAAGTATATGAAAGCTATTGAGCCTAAATATTTTGAAGAAATGTTAAAAGCCAACCCAGCGCTAATGGAAGAGGATGTAGAAGAAGTAGCAGAGCTATGAGGAACCCTATATAGAACTTCACCTCGACTAGCCAGAGACCCAATAGCAGCAGGCGGATTTATCACTCAAAACATTAATGCACGAGTCAGACCAGATCTAGGTGGACCAACTATAGATACTTATGATACCCTAGCTAAGATCGAAGACAACATGGGAAGAGACGAAGGAGCTGACCTATTAGGAGCTGGAAGCTTGTTCATGTAATGATAGAAAAGACAGCTGAGTATATCCAAACACAGGATGACCAAGAGATTTTTTCTATTTTGCCAGAGCCTTCTAAAACAGAGGGCTTAGTCAAAACAGCAGAATACGCCTCCGAGGTTGCCCAATTTCTTGACTCACTAGATCGTGAGCCGGGATTCGTGTATGCATTAGCCAATGCACTTACAGCTGGAGAATATTATGGACCAAATAGAAATGGTGACTTCTTTCCAGAAGAGGCTCTTAAAAAATACCACCATACGTTTGTAGATCACGGTCACGTTTATAAACATCATGTAAACAAAGATCCTAAAAAATCTATGGGCAAGGTTATTTATTCTTATTATAACCCTCACATGAAAAGAGTAGAGACAGTCATTAAACTTCAAGAGTCCCACCCGGACGTTTGTAAATTAATGACTAATATGAAAAAAGGCATGAACATCAAACTATCAATGGGATGTAAAGTACCTTATGACGTATGCTCTATAACAGGAAAGAAAGCACGAACTAGAAAAGAATACAGTGACTATCTTCGTAACAAGATGAACAAAATACTTGACGACGGTAGACGTGTATATGCTATTAATACAAAGCCTAGGTTCTTTGACCTTTCGATTGTAACTATTCCAGCAGATCCACTGGCAGCAATTATGGCACCTATTGGGTTTGGTAAAATGGCAGAAGATGCATCCGGACCGGGTGCGACCGCACAAGTCGACAACGAGGCAACTATGGAGAAGGCCGCAAATTTAATGTCAGATAAGAAGCATGCCTCAATTAAGAAAGAAATTAATGCCGGCGAAATAGACGCCATTGAAGAAGACCCAAAACGAATCATATTAGATTCACAAGAAAATTTTACAGATGAGCAGATCGAGAAGCTATCTCAGTATCCGCTTAACGAAACTTTATCAACATTTTGTGCTTTAAGAATCCTCCCAAAACGAGAGGATTTTCAAAAGCTCGCGTTATACACAACTGGAAACAGAAAACTGGCAAAACTTTTGGAAGAAAAAGGTTTCGTTTTCGAGACCAGCCCAAAAGATGCACCGGAGATCAATAATATCGGCCCTGATTATGTAAATGAGAAGGTTGCAAACGAAATAAAACCGGATATTTCCAAGTTTTCCTTGACAAAACCAGCTATTATTAATAGAATCATAGAGAAGAGTGCTAACATAAAAAGTAAGGGTGTCGAGTTATATCCTAACCGACAAGAGATTGAACAGTCTTTTATAAATAGCCTTTTATTTGATGATGAGCCTCGACCAGCAGGAAGTGGTGTAAAAAACGCCATCCCCTTAATGACATCTGTCGGAGCTCTATATGCAGGTTATGCTAAAATATTTGGCAACAGTGCAAATGTCAGTAATTTCACTAAGTTTATAGCTAAGAATCCATGGATAGCACCTGTAGCAGGATTAGGCATGGGCATAGCAATAGAGAATAAACAAAAAGAAGCCTTGGAACCGGTTAACGAAGAAATTTTTAATATTAAGCATGCGTCCAAAGCTTCCCCGTTTGAAAAAACGCTGGGAACCTTTTTATTAGCAGCGCCTACCTCTTATTATATGGCTGCTAAAAACGAAGCCAAGGCCCGAAAAGGTCAGCCGCTAAGCGACGCTGAAGACTTTGTTCGACGTAACCCCCTCTTGACAGCAGTCGGAGCCACGGGTTTTATTCGAGGAGTCTCAAAAGGTATTGGCCATTCAATAGACGATGCAAAAAGTTCACTAAAGGCCAAAAAAGTAAAAAAGAAAAAGTCCTCTGGATATTTCAATGCTGAAGTACCAAAGACTGCGGGCATCGACAACTTGAACCCGGAAACAATAAATATAATCTATAAAGAATTAATCTCTTAGGAGGGAAATAATGTCAAATTTTAATGTAGAAGACATTCTTGCTGACCTAGAAGCGGAAGCTGAAAAGACCGCAGAAGATACTTTCTTGAGTTCTTTGACTGAGGAGACGAATGATGTTTCTGAGGAGAAAGTTGCTGAAGATAAGAAGGCAGAAGAAACTACTGAAGAGAAGACAGCTGAAGAAGCTACTGAAGAAAAAGTAGCAACTGAAGAATCTACTGAAGAGAAGACAGCAGAAGAAGCTGTAGAAGAGACTGAAACTAAGGAGAAGGTCGCTGAAGAAGCTACTGACGAAGTTAAAGAAGACACTACAGAAGAAAAAACTGCAGAAGCGGACAAGGAGTCGAAAGACCCTATTGACGCTGCTACAGAAAAAGTTGCCGAAACTCAACCACTACCATCCGACAAAGAGCTTGTAAAAATGGCTCAAGAGTTTGGAAGAATAGCAGCACACTCTCTGTTTGCTGAGCTTGCCGCCCTAGGCGTTGCAATGCCAACAAATAAAGATATGCCGGTTCCTCCAATTTCTCAGGTATCGAGACCACAAGATTCTCCTGTAACTGTAGCGAGAGACGCTAAGATGCAAGAAGAAGTTGGTCATGACGCTTATGATAAACATAAGACGCACACCCCTGACGGAGCTGGTGGATATATGAAACAAGAAAAAAAGGCTTCATTAGTTAATGAAGATCTTATTACGAAAATGTACAAATCAATTTATTCCCAGGAGGAAAATTAAATGAGTCTAATTGAAACATTTAACCAAATGCAAGCCGAAACTGTAGAGCAAACCCGTGAAAAGGTTGCTGAAGAGCAGGAAATGGCCGAGACAAGCGAACGTGTAGAGTTAATCTCTAAATACGCTTCCTGGGCAGAGGATGCATTGACAGAAGAATATGGCGAAGGTAATTTCTCTGCGGATGACGTGGAAAAAGTAGCTACTGCCAAAATGGAAGAAGACGCGTACGAGATTTATCAACGCGAAAAAGTAGCAGAAGCTTATGAGATGGGACAGATAATGTACCAAGGATTCCGAGCCGCTGCTGAAGCTGATACTGATTCTGAAGGAGAGTAATAAACCATAATGAACAAGACTGCTAAACTTTTAAAAACCGCTGCCGCTGCCCTTCGACAGGAGCATTCTGCAAAGAATGAAGCCCTTGAGAAGATCGCAGAGTTAGAGGCCGAACTCGAAAGAGTCCAGGCCGCTAAAGAGGTAACCTTCCGATTGTGGAAGCTTGGATCTTTTCCGGCCGAGGATTTAGAAGAGCATTTTGATTCATTTTTGGATAAATCTCAAGAAGAAATCAACACATTAGAAAAAGCTGCTCACTTGATCAGCAACTCTGGCACCTCGAGCTTCGGCTCTATGGGACTGGGGAAAGTTAGTGAGCAACCACAACATTATGGAACAGCTGAAGAGCGTTTCATAAATAATCTACTAGAAGAATAAAATAACAAAGGAGAATAATAATTATGCTTCGAATATTGTCAGATATTAACGACATCATTCGTTTTGACGTTGATGCCAACGACACTCTAATCAGCTCAGGAGTTGCAGAAACTGGAACTTGGGCGGTTAAGCGTGGACAAACTCTACAGCTGCCAACAGCAGGTGATAGAGACGCGATGGCTATCTTTACTGAGTCAGACCGAGATGGATCCGGAGGATGGTCACCGGACGCTACCTCTTTAGGTAAACAAAAATTGACCGTACTTTGGGGAAAATACCGTGCTTACACGGATCAGTATGTTGGTACGCCAGCAGCTGGAGACCCTCTAGATGTAGATGCCGACGGGCAACTAGCAGTAGCCACTCTTGGAGATGGCGACGCAGTAGCCGTTTGCGTTAGAGCGCCGTTTGCTTATAGCGACGAGAGCGATAACCAGATCTACAAAGACGCAACAGTAATTGAAATCTTAACACTATAATAGATAGAAGGAGAAATATATAATGGATGCTAATGAAGCACGACACATAAACGACATCTTCCTTCGTAAGCTAGATAGTGAAGAGGGAATGAATAAAATTGCAATGGATGGAGCTAGCTTTATCCGTGAGAAACTGAGAGAAGTTTCTTTTGCAAGACAAATTTTACCACCAATGTACGTGACACAAGCTGACCTACAGGTTAGTACAAAACACGACGGCGTAGTTAAGATTGTAGAATTGGAGCCAGACTCCAAAGCAATGGAAGTTAACTTCCGTGGCGAACCTACAGCTAACTATATTGAAGGTAAGAGAGTTGAACTGAAATTCGGTACGATCAGCTCTGAAGAATTCCAGAAAACAGAAGAGGAGCTTCTGGCTTACAGAATGCCTCTAACTCAAGTAATTGAGCAGAACTCTGTACTGGACATTCAGAAGATTGAAGATACCGCGTTTCTACGCCAGGTAGACGCAGCGATTGCTCTTGAGAGCAGCGCAGTATCTGGAACTTACACTAATGGTGAAGTCCCAGAACAGTCTCTTGAAGAGCTCTTTAACGTAATCGACGGCCAGCAGCTACAAAGTGAAGTATTGCTGATGGATACTAAAATGTATAACAGACTGATTGTGAATAACAATACTTCTGGAACATTTGGTGACGGCGAGTACAAAGGACGCATCGCGATAGAAGGGTACAAGTACTCTACACTATTCGGTCGTAGAATCATCGTTTCTAATAAGACAGACTTGTTAGACAATAAGATCTACGCGTTCACAGCCCCTCAATTCATGGGAGAATTCTGTATCCTAAACGATACTAAATTCGATATCGAGAAGAAACGTAATGTTATTACGTTCTCTGCTTACGAATCAGTTGGAATGATAATTGCCAACACGAAATCATGCGCTAGGTTAGACCTATCAGCTTAATAGTAATTAAGTACGCATAAAATAATTAAAAGGGAGTCTTTTCAGGCTCCCTTTTTTTATTGACATATACCTCTAAACAATTTATATTAAAGCATGGCAGAACTAGACCCAAACGTAGATTTTACAAATAGCGAAGATGCTGACATCCCGCCCAAGTATACTCCGTATGTTAGAAGACTTAGAGACTTTTTAGACGATACTGTAGCACAGAACGATTTAGAAGGTGTTGAAGAGAGTACTGACTGAGAGCTTTATATGGCGTTAGAGGATGCATGAGATGAAATAAACTATGGGTTTGAGCCTGTAGATTTACAGTATAACACCATTGCTGAAGTGCCTTGAGGTATTTTAAGAATGGGAGCCGTTATACAGGTTTTAATTTCTAAAGGCATAGGCTCAGCACGAAACACGCTGACATACAATGATGCCGGAGGGATAACTGTAAAAGACAAAGATAAATTTGGAAGATATACAGTATGGTTCAATACTTTAATAGCCGACTATAGACGTAAAGTACAAGCGGTTAAACGTTCTAAAAATATTGACGGAGGCTACGGAGGAGTAGAGAGCGAATATTGGGACAACTGGTGGTAAATGCTAGATTTAAAAGAACTCACCGTAAAAAGATATACACCTAACGAGCTCGAAATTAAATGAGCTTTCGAGGCAACACAAGAAGACCTGACAGACTATCAAGTAGATATTTTACAGTCTCAGGCCCCTTCTGAAACCTTATCAGACTATGATACTGTGGCAAGTGGAATAGCTGCAGATACATATACCTATGACGATGTTACAGTATCCGGATTAGCCCACGGCACCCGTAAATGGTATTATCGTTTAAAGGTAACTAACACTTCTACAAGTGAAATAGCCTATGTTCCCAGCGGGGGCTATGCCTATCTAAATGATGAAGTCCCTAACTATAGATGGTCAAGAATATATAATTATAAAAAGTGCGCATTGGATGCACGGTCAGGTCGAGACTTTATTCTATTAAAGCGTAGATCTTGGGGAGAGCGCTGTGACGTAGCTTGAGATCCTATTTTGTTTAGAACAAACACAGAAGTATGCGCAGATTGTGACTGCTGAGGAACTGGCTGAAGAGAGGGCTTTTTTACACCACAGGTAGTCACAGCTATGCTAAACCCTACACCCTCTATAAAACAAATTACAGAGTGAGGAGAGTTTTATCCTAGCGATTCTATATTAACTATGCTTAATAAACCACCAATTGAAATAGGCGACGTTATTATAGACCCTAAAACAGATAAAAGGTACTATGCTCAAAGGGTAAGAACCCTAGAACTATTAGGAGCTCCTATTGAGCAGCAAATACAGTTAAGTTTAATCCACATAAGTGACGAAATATACGAATACAATGTCGAAGCCTATACCTAAGCCTAAAAGATTAATTAGAAATAAAGATGTCGTAGAAGAAGATTCTGTACTCAGACAGATACAGGAAGATATTAGAAGACTGGCTGAAAAAGAAGCCATGGACAAGAATGTGAAAGTTAATAAGAAAACCCTTAAAGAAACATTGTTCGGTGGATAATTATGACTAGTATTTCTATACGGGCAAAGTATGTATTCTTAAGCTTTCTACAGCATTACTTCTCTGGACACAATAAGTATACTTGGACGCAAAGCCCCAAAACCACAGATATAATTATTGCCGATAAATATGCAGTAGAGATGGGCGTTGCAGCCATGCGACCTTCTATCATCTTAGATCGTGGGAGTTTTGGCTGAACCGGTAGCTACCGTAATGAGGCACTTCCTCTCAACAAGGGCCTATTTAAATCTGAGACCCAAACAGATATGTGGCCTAATCAGAGCGCAGAACCCAGACTAAACTATAAATTAACAGACCTTCTAAGAGGCTCTATTACATTTAACGTGGTAACAAAAGAACCTTTTGCTGCAGATGAGTTAGCGAACGAGGTCTTTTACCAACTGTCTGGCTATAGAGAGTGATTTAAAGAAAAGGGAATACATAAAATGGAAGGACTTTCTGTGGGGAAAGAGTCTGTCGTTCGCGTAGATTCAGCTGAAATAGAGGTAACTGTTGTACCTGTATCGTTCTCATTTACAAAACAAGAGACTACGATTTTAGGGCAGCGTTTATTTAACGGGCGAGTTTATATAGATGATCAGGAGATATATGAAAGCGTAAACTTCATCTTTGATCTAGACGGCCAGGGGCTTACGTTAGTAGATCCTCTAGAGTCCGGTAAAACGTTAACGATAGACTATGTAGACGCTATAACGTTAAATACCGTAGAGGGGGCAGAGCTTGTTGCTGTAGGTACAAGTACCACTGAATTTACTATACCTAATAATGGCAAAGTATATGGATATTATAAAGTGCTACAAGAGGCATTGATAAACGATATAACTATAAATTAAAAACTTGATTTCCGCCTTTGGAAATAATAGATTATAAGCAAGATAATTAATTACCTTAGATGAATATATTAGAATTTGAAAAGACTGCCATAAAAAGTGGCTTTGTTAGGCGCGTAATGTCACAATTTCGTTCTGGCGGAGCTAGGGGAGGGATAGACTATTTAAGTAAGTTTAAAGATCCCACGCACGCCCTACCACTAGGTAAAGGCAATGTGCCAAAGAATATCCCTATTCAAGGAAAACAAAAGGTACCCTCAGGTTTTAATAGAGAAGGATTAAAAAGAGGCGTAAGAACCTCTATGGGCAACATGGCAGAAAACGTACGTATCTTAATGAAAGGCACTAAAGGTAAAGGTCTCATTGGAGGCACAGGACAAGTTATCAAGAACACTGGAGAACTTATCGGCCGCCAAGTAAAAGGAGATACTATAAAAGAAATTACAGGACCCGTCTCTATGAAGAACGGGAAAAAGTATATTAAGAGCAAAAATCCGTTCTTAAAAGACCGGGAAGTAATATCCCAGACTGGTCGGGATTCATATTTAGTTAGAAAGAGAATGGGAATACTGCCAGCTAGTGTAGCTTTAGGCGGTAGTGGTGCTTCTATTGGAGCAGCCTCTTATGCACTTTCTGATAAAAAGAAGCCCAAAAGCAAACGATTACAAACTGCTGCACGTGATACAGCTTTATTTACAGCTGGAATACCTATCGGTATTGCCGGCATGATAGCTTTAGATGGAAACGAGCAGAAGAAAATTAATAAGAAAAATAAAAATAAATTAGGAGAATAACATGGCTTATCAAAAACCTGGAGTTACCGTAAGGCAGGTTCAGCGTACAGCGAGTTTTCCTCTACCAGACCCAACTCTAGAATCTTGCGTTATAGGGGAAGGCTATTACTGGCAGGATCCTAGCAGAGAAGATGAAGAAATGAACTCCGTGTTTAGCGGTGTTTATGACGGAACAGAGCTAGCTATGCCAGTGTCGTACTTTACCAGTTACTCGGATATTGTTCCAGAAACTGTGTACGTAGATCTTGTGCGAAAGGCAGGAACTAACGGTGCACCTGGAGACATAACGTTTCTAGACCCTACCGACTTCACTGTGTCTGGAGGTTCAATCACGTTGAATGCTAGTATCACAGGATACGATAGTACAGACGAGAAAGCGAACGTTAGAGTAGGATTCTTAGCGGAAAACACAGACATTGCCGGAACCTTTGCTAAAGTTAGCGAAGCAAACGATATTAAATCATTAATTACAGGAGGGTCAACACCTAGTTGGTTCAATCCTTTAGCTTATGGAGCTAGCATTGCACAAGCAAATAGTGGCTCTAGTGTAAACGTTATTGGAGTTGCTCGTGGAGCAACTGGAGATGACGGAGACTATAGCAGTGCTGTAGACATTGCAAACTTAAAAGAAAATCTTTATGCGTTAGCACCACTGACAGGTGGGACTGACCCGGCTACAGGCTTACCCCTGTTTGAAGGTCACGTGACCACGGCGTCGTTACCAGCTAACAAGAAAGAAAGAATTGTATTTACATCACGTAATGGCTATAGTTATACAGACGCACCAACAGACGCACCGGATTTAAAATCATATTCAACAGGAATTGGGAACAAACGTTACTTCAACATTTGGCCTGAGGTTGCATATATAAATACAACCACACATATTTCTACGTTGTATGATGCTTTTAGAGAAGGTATATTTGGAACTGGGTTTACAGCAATACGCTCTAAACTAGCAAGAAACACCCAAATTGGTAATACAACGTATGCAGTAGACAGAGAGCTTACAGACACGTTACTTGATGCATGGAAAGCTGAGTTGACCAACCCATATGTAAATGTGGATGTTGCAGTACCTGGTTATTACCTTGCAGCAGGAGTAGCAGGACAAGTTTCTGGCAAAGCACCAGCAGAGCCATTAACTAATAGTGCTTTATCAGGCTTCTCTGACGTATATAGAAGTAATAACTATTTTAGTAGTGAGCAATTAGATACCATCGCCTCAGGCGGCACGTGAATATTTGAGGACAGGGGTGGAAACTCTATTGTCACTCGACACCAGCTATCTACAGACGCAACAACTATTGAGACTCGTGAGCTTAGTATCACAACTCAGATTGACTTTTCATCTAAATATTTAAGAGATTTAGTGAGCCCGTTGATCGGAAAATTTGTGATCACTGACGGATTTATTAATAATCTGAGAGCAGCATTGTCAAGTGGAGCAACCCAACTTGTTGATACTGGA